TGTAGAGAAAATGACAACAAAAATCAAACTCTTTCCCTACTCTATCTATTTCATAAGAAAGATAGATAATATCTAAGTCTATTTTACTAGCTTGTAGACTCACATACTCTGGAGTAGAAGGAGTTAAAGATTCTAGTTGTCTATCTATTAAACCGTTATAGTGTAATACATACAAACAAGGCTCTATAACAAATCCAGAATCTACAAGTGTAGATTTACCTACTTTAGGAGCAGCACCTACAATATAGTTCTTACCTTTCTGTACTCCACCAATAGCTCTAGAAATAGTTTCTAAACCTTTTCCCATTGGTAAACCAATAAGCTTACCTTTTTGACCTTCTTCATAAGTAGCTACAAAATTCATTATTGCATGATATTAGTTACATCATTGTCTTCTACATCTTTATACACTCGTTCTTTGTAATTATCTACCCAATCTTCTAGTCCTGAAACTAAATTAGATCCACTACCTTTAAAAATAAAATAGTGTGCTGAAGTAATGTAGTTACTATCATCTAAATTTCTAATGTACATCTTAGTAGCTGCAATCACATCATCTTTTCTTATATCTGGATTCTCCCTGAAAAATCTTTTCATTCTAGATATAGAAGAAGATTTAGGACCACTCCTTTTTGGGTTTACATTCTTGAATAGTTCTCTGTATTCTGTAGTTACCCACTCCCATTTTTCTTCTATTTCAGATTTTTGGAATAAAGGCACTAACCATACTAACTTTTTGTCATTACTAATTCCTAGAATCTTAGTAAACTGCATGTGTTTAACTAAGACTCTGGAAGTAGTGCTTGGAACACAATCAAAGTATACACTAAGAAGATAAGATAAACCATCGTTAATAGGAATTTCTAATTCTTTTATCCTACTTATAATCTCTTGATTAATTTTCATAAAATTTCATTTTTTTAATGTTATTAAAGTCATAGTAAGTGATAGAACTTTGGTCTAAATTCTCTGTAGCTTTTTGTAGCCACACTTCATCCTGAGTTCCTTCTGAAACTAAGATAAAAGCTTTAGCTCTATGTCCAGCTCTCATTCTAATTATTCTACCCAGTCTTTGTATAATGTCTTTCTCTTTCGAAGTAAGTTGCACTATCAAAGCATAATCCACTTCATCAAAGTTATGTCCTTCATTTAAAGATTTTACACAGGATAACCTGTTTATTTCTTTTTCTTTAAACTTCTGGTAGGATTCTGATGAACTCTTAGAGTGAAAACTGTGTTCAGAAAGTGTATCAGCTTGTTTGATAGAAGAACAGAATATTAATCCTCTTTGATTTTGAGGTATTTTGTTTTCTAATAAATACTTAGCTGCTTCAAATTTAGAAGGGAGATTGTAAATAAATCTCATTCTATTTATGATAGCAAACTTAGCATTTATTTTAGGACTGTATTTAGCTGATTCTACATTCTGAGACTTCCATTCATAACCTTTAACTTCTGTAGTCATAAATGGTTTTTGTTTTGTTCCAGCTTTAATGTTTTTGTCTTTTGAGTTCATAGGAACTTTTAAAACAATTATTTCATAAGGTGCTACAAACCCTAATTTTACTGCTTGATCTAAAGTTAATTCATAAACAACTTTAAAGTCTAAACTCTTTAATAAATTGTACTTTTCAAAGTCTTTGTTATAATCTGGAACAGTGGCTGTTAACAAAACAGATTTTAATACAAGATTATTACTAAAGAATTTAGAGTTATTTTCTGTGATGTTGTGTCCTTCATCTAAAATAGCTACATTGAATTTTTGATGTAAAACTTTATTAGCTGAAGCATAACAGTATTTTTCTGTAATATTACCTAAATCTTCTGCATCCCACTTTTTATACTCTTCTTGCCAATTCTGGTCTCTAAGTTTTTCTGTAGGAACTAAAAGAACCTGATTATGCTGAAAAGTAGTTTTAGCGTAGTCAATAGCCACTTTAGTTTTACCTGCTCCTGTTGCCATTGCTACTATACAATTAGTAGGACCATTCTTTATAGCTTCTACAGCTTCTTTTTGTACAACTTCTCTTACTTTATTGACAAATTGTGTGTGCAATATAGGATTTTCTATGCTTTGTCTAAACTCGTAGATTTCTTCTACTTTATCTAAGACAGAGCCATCAAACTCTAAACTTTCAATGCTAACTCTCATAAGTGTAATTTTTATAGTGAACTAAAAATAGAATGCATTCTACTTCTAATTCTGGGTTAATGTCTTTTAGGATAGATTCTGCTTGTTTTAAATTTTTTGTTTGTCTTGATACAATAAATAAACCTTCTTCTTGAAGTTTAGCTAAAAAGTTTTTTGCGGCTTCTGAAGTATATTTAGGAATAATTATAGTACTTGCAAAATCACACTGAAAAAATCTGTGTTCTTTATTCATAATTTTTAAGTTAATGTGCTTCAGAATAATCACGACTAATATCAATAGAAATGCCTAGTGGAACATTTAATTGTAATTTTTCATTCGCTTTTTGAATAGAAGTTAATAAAATTTGCTTTACTTCGTCTTGTCTTTCTTTGATAAAATCAAAACCTATTTCATCATGGTACTGTAACATAATTTTGATGCCTTGTCTTCTTACTTCCATAATCCAAGTATCAAAACAATATACACCTGTCAATTGTATTCACATAAGCTCGTTATCTCTTATGCAGTTCTTTAATGAACTTCTATATATTACTATATAGTTTGGACTATATCTTCATTCACACTATTAAAATGTGAAGTTTGCTGTTTCCACCCACTTGGGTGTATGCCTCCCTGAGGTCTTACTAGTCTCTGAACCTTACCCATAACATTTTAAGTCTTAGGGTCTTGGCTGCTGATTGTCCTTTCAAAGGATAAATTCTACTTTATGTTTTTTACAAAGTCTATTTTCTTTTATGGCTTTTTTCAAATTTTTTCTATCTGTTTTAAGATAAGTAGCACAATCTTGTATAGAAGAATGTATAATCACTAGACCTTGAAGATCTGTAGTTGATACATTTTTACTTAAAGTAGATTTAAAATCTAAATCATGTACTGTATAAGAAAGATTGTTACCTTTAAACTCTTTAAAAATAAAATAACCATTAGAGTAATTTTTAGTTTTCATGCAAGAATGTATAGCATTATAAGTAACTCCACAATATTGTGCAGCATTACTAATACCTTTTAAAGAAAGAAGAAAAACACCTACTGAATTGTAAATGAATAATTCCATAGATTTTATTTCAGAAAGATTTCTTTTCTGTTCTTCGGACATTTTTAAATGTCTACCTATTGGTCCTATCTCTCCTCCTGAAGATATGTTAACAAGAGTACCTTGATTCATACATCTCCTACCATACTTTAAAACTAGTTCAGCTTCCTTTTTTAAGGATTCTTCTTTAGTTTCAAAAGTCTCTAAAATTATTACTTTCACTCCATGCTTATTTTTAACATTATTCCAAAAAATATTTCTATTTCTAAAATTGTAAGCTCTTGAGTATTTTGTTCTTTGTTTTTCACTTTTAGATAAAACAGTACCTACTCCTATGTAAAATAGTACCCCTGTATCTTGTGTGTAATGTCCATAAATATAATATTTATCCTTAACTATCTGATTATTATTACTTTGCATTTCAATTTTCATTTAATGTTTGTAAATCAAATATAAGGGGTTTCCAGCAATTAAGCAAATTTATTCAGGGCAAGGTTTACCCTGATTTAATGTAGAGAAAATGTCTTTAAGATTTTTAAGGTAATACCACATCTTAGCAACAGGATTCCATAACCAGAGTTGTTTTCTTACAAGTTTGTATTGAGCATCTTTAGAGATTTTCTTTACAGCTTTATTTCTTTCCCAATAAGCTTTATGCAAGTCAGTTGCAAACTCTAAAGTACATTTAAGAACTTTCATAAGCTTAGCTGGTCCTGCTCCATAGATACCACTAAAATTCACTACTTTAGCATTAGATCTGACTCCTGAGAGGTAACTAAGAATTTCTTTTTCATCATTGGATAATATCTCCTTTTTATCTGCTTTATCTTTTAACTGCTTAAAAGTTATTTCTTCTTCTTTAGTCATAAGACTAGCAAATACAGCAATATCTGTATGTGGATCAAACCCTGGTACTCTCATTTCTTCTACATAAGTAGGATCATAAAAATACATATAATGCT